CCAATGTCCGGGTCGGCCGGTTCGTCTCCAGTTTTTACACCGGATTCGTTGACAACCCAACCCATCTTACAACCAAGAACTACAGTGTCTCAGCCCTCACCTTCGGTCAAGGCCGAGGAGACGGTGTTGAACTCTTCCGAAGTTTCGGGGACATCGAAGTTAGTGCCTTCTACAACAATGGTTTCAGCAACCTCGGCGGAGTCGGTAGTAACAACTATGCCCTCGGTATTGTCGGGCGTTATGACCTTGGCGACGGTCTTGCTTTTAGTGGTGGGTTTGCAAGTAATTCTGTCGGACCGCAAACGGTAAACAATCTTACTGCCAGTGGTTCTTACGTTAGTGGTCCTTGGGACGCTTCCGTTGAGTTTATTATCAACAACCAAGGTGAGGACTTTGACAACTGGTCGCTAGTTTCCACGGTTGGTTATCAGTGTACTGATGACTTCCAAGGATTTGCTCAATGGGAGTGGGGTGATTACGATGGTAGTCTGAACTTACTCACCGTTGGTGGTAACTATGATCTCGGACATAATCTCGTCTGGACCAACACCGTTGGTCTTGCGATGGACAGTCTTGGATCAAACTTTGTAACGGACAACACTGGATGGCGCGCCGGTAGCGGTGGTGGACAGTGGGTTGCCCGTAGTGTAATTACTTTTAGTTTCTGAATTTAATAAAGGAGATATAAAATGGCTAATAAAGTAGAAACATGTTCAACTTCATGCTGTCCTTGGGGATGGCTCGGTAAGAGATTCTTTGGTCTTTCACTTGGACTTTGGTTCATTGTGTTTGCAGTTCTTCCGCATACCGTTCAGGGTCTTTCGTGGACTGCTAACATGATTTCCAGTGCCTGGAGACCATCAGAACGTGTGGTTGTTGTTGAACCAGTTGAGATGCGACCGGTCCGTGCTGAAATGACAGATCCGCGAGGAATCCGTCGTGGGGTTGTTCGACCAACTCCAGCACCTTCCGAGTAAAAATTTATATATAGTGTACACTTAAAATTTAAGTGGATCACTCCTGCGCACGGGGATGCATATGCATCCCCGTGTTTTTTTGATAAATAATAGTATGAGCGAAAAGGAATTTATAGCTGGAATAGATTATAGTTTATGTGGACCTGCAATTTGTATCAGTGATATGAATGAGCCATTTGACTTTTATAGTTGTGAGTTTTTCTTTCTTACTAATATTAAAAAATATGCAAAGAAAATAAAACAAAATATCACTGGAGAGACATTTCTAGACTATAATCAAGAGATTCAGAGATATGAAACAATAGCAGACTGGGCAGTGGATAAGGTTGTGGGGTGCTCTCGCATAGGCCTTGAAGGATATGCTTATAACGCTACCGGAAAGATCTTTCATATAGCAGAAAATACTGGTGTCCTGAAGTATAAATTATACCAAAAATCTCTTCCTGTTGATGTATTCACTCCCAGCGTAATTAAAAAGTTTGCAACTGGCAAGGGAAACGCGAGTAAAGAAAAAATGTATGAATCGTTCTTGCAGGAGACAGGTGTTCCCCTCAACTCTTTTTTGGGGATGTCTAGGCAAAAAACGGAACCTCAGAAAATAAAAAGTCCAGTATCTGATATAGTGGACTCATATTATATTTGTAAATTTTTAAGATATGAAATTATTGTTTAGGTTTTTTGAATTCGTGCCACACTAAAAGTCCAACGCCTATTGTTACAGTTCCCCATATGATGTAAGGGAAAATGCTGTCAGATTCCTTTGATTCGCTTTCGTAACTAGGAGGTTTTTCGGTTCTTGTGTAATCGGATCCTCTTAAAGTTTGAGTGCCAGCACAACCGACTAGGAATATAATGCATCCAATTAGTAAATTTTTCATGGGGTTTCACCTTTATATAATCTTCTAACTCTTCCTTTTGAGAATTCCACTATTTTACTAAAAAGACTTTCAATGTGATTGTCATAGTAATTCCCTTGCGTTTCTGATAGCAAAGCGTACCATACTGAGATATGTCTAGTCTCTTTTAGTAGTTGACATATCTCAGTTGCGTTTTGAACATCTGCGTTCTGATTGCTTGATTGATCCGGATTGTTATTTGTGTTTCCCTCTGTTTGATGAGAAATGATCGGGATCATTGGTTTTGAATAACCAAACTCTGCTCTTAATGCTCTTCTTATCTGTTTTGCTTGGTATGTTCTGTCCCCGTTTATGGTTCTTTCATACGCCGGATGTCCCTCTGGGTAATAGTGATAAAACACCGGGGAAAGGAAATCTACCGAATCGTAGAAAGTTCTGGGAAGTAAGGTGTTTGATTGTCCATTTGAGTCATATACAACTTTTGACGCAGATATGAAGTTATTGATTCTTGTTTCTAGGTTTCCCAGACCTGAATTATGACTAGTTCCATATCTCCAAACACCGATCTTTGCTTTCGGAACAAACTCTCTCAGTACCTTTATTCTTTTGATTAGACCTTTAACAAATATTTCAATATGTTCTTGTGAAAGATTTTCAATCGAAAGAAAGTTAAATGGTTTCTCTATGTCAATTATGATATAACCTTTTGTCTCTGAGTTAAGGTAAGTGTTCCTTATTACCCCTCTTGCGTCACCGTTGTTTATGAGGGTTTCTAATTTTTCTCGGATCTGATCTTCGGTGACTTCATCATATTCTTGTATCGCTTCTGGCCCGGTGTCATTTATACCAAGCAGATCTGAGTTACCAAACCAGAATATGCTGGTTTTTTTCCCGGTTAGTATGTCCTCCGGATTTGTTGCTACCCTAATTACTCCAGGCGCCAGAGTTATATCTCTTCGTTTTTTTATACGAAATTTTTTAAACCAAGAAACTAATCTTCCTATTGAAATTTTAATTATTTTCATCGGTTCTTTCCTGCTGCGTTACCGAAGTAGAATCCTACAATGGTAACTAGAATTTGTCTATTCTCCTGAGTAAACAAAAACCCATTTATACTCTCGAAGGAAATGTAAGTATTGGTCCCGAATAATCCAAAGAAATCAAGGGGTGCGTAGCGAGTTTCTTTCAACTCTACCACTGTTGGAATTGAGAAAAATGGTAAAATGAATGGTGCCATAATGGTCCCAAACAAAATCGATAGAACAATAATTCTACGAACTACTTTTCCTGCTTCGATCGAAACTCGACTGGCGGCCGCATCTGCAACCTCACTATTCTTATCAATCAGGGACAGGGTTCTTTCGAACCTCTCTTTTTCGTCCTGTCGTCTTTCTGCTATCGATTTGAAGATAAATCCGGCGAGACTTCCGCCTATCATCGAGAGAAATTCAGTTGTCAGTAGACTTTCTAGCATTCTTCTTCTTCTTTCTTCGCTTAAGGAGTCTGTGTAGTGGGTTATCCCTTCGAATTGATTGAGGGATTCCTTTCCCAAACCCTTCGTATCCTGGCAGTGAATCAAATCCAGCAATTGCATTGGACCGAGAAACTGGATCAGGACTTAAATTCATATTGTTCGCGCCAAACGCACCTGCACCCATAGAATTTGCGGGTGCATCTTCAAACATTAAATCTATTTTTTCTTCTTTTAAGTTTATTCCATTTTCGGCGAAGAATATGTCGATACCTTCAATAAGTGATTTACCATCACCGCCAATTTTTTCTGTTTCCTCTCCAAATAATTTTAACGCAGTGATTACGGATTGTAATTGTGCCCTTGTTTTTGGATCGGGAACTTTACCAAATATTTTCTTTACATTAATTATCATTTGATAATACGGAGAATATGCTTGCTGTTCTTGACCAGTTTTGGGTTCTTTTATCTTAATACCATTTGCATCAATTATTCCTAGTTTATAGGCTGGGAAGGATGTAAATGGTGCAGTGATATCCTTTATAAATTTGTACATTGTGAATGATGTGATGTATGATCCGAGACTGTTCATTTTAAGTTTTCCAATGACTTTGCTATTTTACTGTCCACGTTCACATACTTTAAATTCAACTCCGGGATGTCTATTGGTAGATATTTTAAATAATCAAGAAAGGCTTTTAGATATGAATGGTGTTCTTGTGTTACATTAAAAAATAACATTCTTACACAAAATTCAGTTCCAAATAAATTATTAAGAACTATGATATGATTTAGAATTAGCCTTTCCCTTAGTTCTCCCGACTTGTGATACTTACTGAACAATCGTTTTATGTATTTTATTCTATGTAAATCCTCTTGAAACTCTTCCATACTTTCACAAGCAGGATTTTCGTAAGTTTTAAGGGCCATCATAATAAAATTTTGATCAGTAAGTCGAACGCTCATTTTTTATACTGTGTAAACGATTCTAGAGTATCTTTTTCTTTCTTTTCTGATTTACCCGGATGAAGAACCTTTGAGTCTGTTTCTGTTGGTTTGTCTTCGACATCAAAGGATGCGTTTTCTGAAACCTCAGATACATTTGCTTCTATTCTGTATAGTCCATTTGGAACGTCGATTAACTTTACGTTTAAGGCAAATGCTTTACCATCAGAAAATCCATTTGTATTATCAAATTCGTCGATCGGTGTGTCAACTGCTTTACCAAATGTTCCACCGAAGCGAGTTAATTCAAAGGATTTATTTTCGGTGGTTAGTTCTACTGATTTGTCAATTTTAAAATCTAACCCTGTGAGGTTTAGTTTTGATCGGAGTACACCCAGTGCTGCTCTTGGATCAAGAAACTCTTTTTGTGTGAACGCATGAATAAATGCATTTACCCTTTTGAGTTGGGCTGGACTTTCGGTTCTATAGACACCTGCATCACTATATGCGGATCTCCCGTGACTGTCCTCGGGATCGCCTATTCCGAACCCTCCGCCGTCACCGTATTCGCTTTCGTTTATTTTTTGTAATATTTGATCGTAAGTTTTCATAGAAGTCTCCTAACTCTATTTAGCCTTTTTTCCAGCCCCCACCACGCTTCTTATACCATTTTGATGCCCATCCGTTTGCGTATGCACTTGGATAAACATCAAATTTTTTCTTTGCGAGTGATTTAGCTCTGGACCATAGTGAGGGGTTGGTTGGTACGTTTTTCTCTGTGAGTTCAGTGCCTTCTGGTTCGAAGTGACTCTTTAGGGTTGCACCGTTGGTTTTGGGATTATACTTGTATTCTGAGGGCTTTCTACCGGATCTCGTTGCAGCACGATCCTTTGCTCTACCCGAAGCACCCATTGATTGTCTCTTTTTACCATGCTTGGTAAGTTCTTTAGTCCCTGATTTGAAAGAACCAGATTTCTGAAGTTGCATAGTTGCTGTTGCGTGTGCTTTGTCTTTAGGCATTCCCTTACCTAAAAGTTGAGACACCAGTCTATCATAAAGTTTACCTTCTGAAATTTCATTACCTTCTGGCTCATAAGAACTGTTTAGTGAACCACAATCCCATTTTCTGAGTGAAAGGGCCTTTCTAGTTGGTCTTCCTTTCTCGTCTTTCATTGGACCTGGCATACCACTCATACGAGCACAGAATGATTTACGTCTCTTTGCTGCTTTTCCGCCTTTGCTCTTGGCCGCTTGCTCTCGGGAGACGGGTGCCTTCAGATCACTTCCGGGATTCTCTCGCTCATAGGATTTTCGTCCTGCGGCGTTGAGCCCACCCTCTTTGTTCTTACCCTCTTTTCTTTGCCATGCAGCAGATTTTTCGTTCAGTTGTTCTTCTCTTACATTGTAATTTTTATCTAGTGTGGCATACTCTAGGACTTCATTTCCCTTGGAATCTGAAAGAACAATAAGTCTTACGTTTGGGGATATTTTCTCGATGGATTCTACAATGTAAGAAAACCCATGATCTTTTAAAATGGTGCAACCCTCTTTTATTTCGGAGAGTGGTAGTTCTACTATTTTTCTCATTGTATTTTCCTTGGTTTCTATTTTATTGGAAACCATTACTGGGCTTCCACCTTTACCCGAACGATCAGCAACGGGATCTTTTCTTCTTTTTCTGCGGACAGCAGCAGCCCTTTGTTTCTTTGACATTTTTGCTGCCTTTTCCCGAGAAAGGCACTTAGGCTTACCCTCTCCAGGCCCTCTTGCACATTTTCCTATGCGTTCACCTTTGGTGTTGTATCTGTCCCAACCACCACCTCCGACGCCACCCTTGCCGCCGGTTCCGAACCATTTACGAAGATCTTCTTTTAGTCTTTGTTTATCGACCATTTTCTTCTAAAGACTTTCTTATCCATAACAAATCTGTTTTTATCTCTGCAAGATCTGTCATCAGTGTTGCACGAAAAGTTTCGCTGGTATCGAGTCGTGAATCTAAACTCACTATATCTTTTTCTATGAACTGTAATCTAGTGGAAAATGAAGCATCCTTTTGACTAATATAAGCCACAGCAGATCCAAAAGTAATGATCCAGCCTAGCACGGCACTTATTACAGAGATCTTTATTCCCTGTTTATTAGTATCAGTCATTTTTTAATTTACCTTTTTTGCGAGAGACTAAATATGGTGTTTTTGCACCGGGAGTACCCTCTATGTAGTTTTTTAGTAACTTATCTGTCCCTTCGTCTCCGGCTCCGTGCTCCTCACCTAAGCGATGTTTATTGTCTGCTCGATTCGATCTGACTGATCGTACTCTGAGATTAGAATCTCCGTTATTGAGTGCGTTTCCATCCTTATGATCTATATCTTTTCCGTCACCTTTACGGGCTTTTCCCTTTTTAATCATTTTTCTTCTAGCAAGAACGCGATTTGATCTTTTCTTTCTTTGCTTCGCTTTCCCATGAAATGTTCTATACTCATGCTTATAATCTCTCTTTGAGGGATCATCTTGTTCGAAGAGTGCAGAAAAAGATTCATTCATTTCATCATCTTCCCTATCCTCTACCGTATCAAAGTCCGGTTTTTCGGGTAAAACTGGAATTTTAGTAGTTTTTCCATCAACTGTTATGACATTGAAAACTTCATCCTCCTGCATTTTGTTATTTGCATCACCACTCACTGAGATATCAAGGGAACTAGAAAGTTCTCTTAAAATTTCTTGAGGATTTTTTGTATAAAAATCTGAAAGCATTTCTGGAGTCATGATAAACGCCATATCACCATCTGGTTTTATATTGGGCTTATTTTGCTCAACAATCTCTAATTTTTTCCCTTTGAGTTCGAATCTGAATGTTGGTTGGGTAATTCTTCCTCTGCTTTTTGCCCTGATCCCGACATAAGTCTTAGGCATTAAACTTGAGACATAATTACCATCAACATCCCCTATTTCCTCAAACCCTGCGGGACTCAATAGGTGGGTTGCTGCTGCATCCGGATTATCTGCAAATGCTCTACTCCCAGTTAGTGCCTCGTGAACTAAATGTCTTTTGAAGTCCTCGTTATCAGATAAAAAGGTAGTGAAGTCTTGCTGTAGGTCTCTGGTGAGGGAACCCTTATACTTTTCCCAGTTGTACTTATCTTGAAGTTTACCATTCTTAAACATCTCTTGGAACCAAGGTTTGTCGCCGTGACGATCCATTGCTTCCTCTAAGTTTTTTGGATCAATCATCTTATTTGGTAAAGATTTCAAAGATTTAGACACTTTCTTTGCTGCGGACTGCATAAGTTCATTATCTTGTGTGCCGATCGCTGAGGCGAGGTTCTCCAGCGTTCTAGCGGTTGTCTGAGCACTCTCGCTGGATAGTTGAATGTCACCTTCCATTTTAACGGATATCCGGTTGTCCCCACAAATTAAGTCTGTTTTTGGTTCTGGCCTACCGAATATACCAACTTCATCTGAGTGTTTCAGACTTCCTCTGCATTCTTCTGGTATATTTTGCACTGTCTTCTTTGCCATTCCAAAAACATCTTTACCAAACGCTTTCAGATTATTTCCTGCTAATTCATCTCTCTTTGCTAATGCTTCATCGCTAACACCTGCCGATTTTGCTGCGATATAGGCAATCGCCCATTCAAACTGTACACCTCTACCCTGAGTTATATTCTTTGCAGGACCGGGATACTCGACATTATCTGGGCTCATTGGGGGTTGAGTTGGCATAAAAGGATCTAGTGCATCATACTCTGCTTGTGCTTGTTGCTCTGCTGCCGCTGCGATGTCTTCCTCACTCCCCGGATCTTCCGGAGAACCTTGTTCCGCTTCTTTTTTCTTGGCCTCTGCCTCTTTTTCAGTTTGTTTTTGATCTTTTACATCTTTCATCATATCAGATACGTCGCCAAATATTTCAATTGAAGTTGGTGTTTGCTTGAACTTCTTTTGATTTATTGCACCCTGAATGTCTGTCATAGTAGGCTTTGGTTTATCTGGGCCTCCCTTTAGAACAGAATCATCAACAGGATCTGGTCGAACCACGACCTCTACGTTACCACTTTTCCTTTTCTGCACTAAGTACAGGTCAGGTGGTAGATATTTTGCTACTTCGTTTAGTAATTCGGGCTTTTCCATAAATTCGTCGAACTCCTGTTGATCAAACCAATCGAGATGTTCTAGATGTGTAGAGAGTGTTGAGTGAATATTTCTTACCTCTCGATCAGAAAGGTGTTTTGGCATAATAGATTTAAATGATGTCACACCACTCTTCGCTCGCTTTCTGGCCTCTGTTCCAGATGCACGTTCCACTCTATCATGAGAATCTGGATCGCGGTGACCGGCAGATACTACGTTTACTGATTTAAGACCAGAGTGCTTTGCTAGAGCATCTGATTTTTTACTCATTTCCTCGTGTCTATCTGACCCCACGACTAATGTTGCATGGGAGTATCCATTCTTAGCGGCATGTTCTGCGGCATGAAACATGTTTCTTACCTTTGGATGGGAAACAACATTATGACCCCTCAGAACTTTCTTTGCTATACCGTGCTTAACGTCGGGTGGTAATGGGTTTTTCTTTTTGTCGTGAGATTGACTTAAATATACAGCATGATCCGCGTCAATTTTTTTGGCGTGATCCTTTACCGCATTTGCTAATTTCAGGTGACCAACATGTGGTGGGTTAAATCTACCAAATGTCATTACAAGGTGTTTGTCTGCCATAGTGCATTCTCCACCATATTTATAAAAAAAATAGGAAGGATGATGCCATCCTTCCTATGGACCCGAAATATGTTATTGGATCACCTCCTGCTCTTGAGTATCCGTAGGTCCATTAGTATATATTATTTTTTAGCAACGAAACGGAAATTTTTGTGGTGTTTTCTTTTTCCAGACATAACTTCATATAGAGCAGACTTGGTTAAATTGTGATCTCGGCAAAATTCTAAAACATTTTCTATCTCAAAAACCTCCCCTTCTCGCTCAAAAACAAGTATTCTTCGCTCTGGGATTTTTTCTAAAGTCTCCCATTGAAAATATCTTCCCGTTTTATGAAATTCTCCACCATAAGTCTTACAGAAGTTATTCCTGTGAAAATTTGCACGAGAATCCTCGTTAACTTTCACCCATGTTCTAGTATTTTTTTTATTTACATTTTTTGGATTGTAATCTGACATTATTATTCTAATCCATTTTTATATGGGGGTTTGTTTTCTTTTACTCTTTCGTATCTAGGTTTTCCCCATCGATCATACCATTTTTTAACAATTTTTTCTATAGGTTCGTTTGTGCATGGGGAATAGTACACACCTCTTTTTTTGCCATGATTCATGGACGATTTAATTCCCTTTGCTTTATTGTACGCTGCAATCCTTCTCATTCTGGGATTACTTCCTGCGCCAAATCGAGAGGACGGAATCTCCACGTGGTTATTTCTCATCCAATCGAGCATTTCATGGTATTGTTTGTCCGAAATGTGCTCATGTCCATATCCCTTTGTGTAACCAAGGAACTTATAGACTCGATTATACTGAACACCTTTACCATTTATGGAAGTTGTCACAATTCCCTTAAGTTCGTCACCATAATGATTTCTATATTGTTCGGAAACAGTTCTTGATGTTGCAAGCATGGCAATCAATTTACCTATGTTCCAATACCAAGAAATAGGTTGTAGTCCAACACATGTGGATAAATCAACATAATTTCTAAGCACTGTTCCTTTTTCTGATGGATCCTTTGGAAAGTTCAGGTAATCATCTCGAACACCAAGATTAATAACGGGACTAGAAATACCCATAACACCAATTAATGCTTCATCATGCCACACAGCGTACCCGAATTTTCTTCCGGGTGCAGGCCGAGTTGTTGCTTTACTTGTGTGCTTAAGAATATCGTAGAGATCGGAAACTGGAATTTTTGATATTGTTATTTGGTTGGGATCAATCTCTAGCACATCTTGAGTATATGTGATTTGATTAACCAATGTGATCTTTCCAGAATTTTTTTGTTGTCTCTACTAAGGGTTTTACCCATTTGGAAGGAGTTCCGCCAAACACCTGAGTTTCACCAGTTTCGCAAGAGACTAGTATTTTAAACTTGTCTATTTTTTTCCCAGTCATATCTTCCCAGAGAAGACAGTATGCAGTTGCTTGCATCATGTAGTTATCTACGTGTTTATTTTGTTTTTCTCTTGTGGAACCTTTGAAGTCTATGACACATAATTCACCATCATACTCTGCAACACAATCAACTCTTCCTGCTAGTCCTATCTTCGAACTATACAAGGGAACTTCGAGGGCCACTATATTGTCGATCTTGTCGAGTTCTGGTTTCAGTTGAAGGAATAGATCACACTCAAGGGGAGGAATTTCTGATAGAACCAATTTCTTGTTGTTGAGATAATCTTCTATTACTGAGTGCAACTTGTTGCCGCGTCGGGTAACTCTTTTGGCTTCTTTGGGGTTTTTTGCACGCCACTTGGCGAAAAATTGTTTTTTATCCCACCCGGTAACGGTAGTAACACTGGGTAATTTTTTATTGTTCTCGCCCAAATAATAACGACCTTCCTCTGTGGTTTCAGAGGATAAGTCGTTAAAGGTGAACTCGGATTCTATGTGGGTAAATTTCTTTTGCACAAACATAATATACCATAATTTATTCGAAAGTCAACTCAGTATGCGTCCCCGCCAACTGTTCTAGGATTAAATCTTGCAGCCTTTGTCTTCATAATTTTTACTTTATCTTTAGGCATTTCTGGTGTTGATGCACCAACACCCTTGTGTAGATCACCGGGAACTGCGTGTGCTGTTACTTGACACGATCGCATAGCCTCTGACATTATTTTGTCATAGTTGTTTTCCACGAACTCTTGAATTTCCTCTGGTGTCAGTCTCTTACCAAGAGAATCTTCCAATTCTTCAATGAGTTTATACGAAACAAATTCCGCTGCCTTTTCGAGTTGCAGTTCACCTGAGTGTGTTTTCGTCGATTCTTGGGGTTCTTCTCTACCACCAGCGACCATAGCACTGACACCTTTGACTGCTTTTTTCGCAACCCCTCGGGCGGCTTTAGACGCAACTGCTCTTGCTGCCATTCCGGCAAGTGGTGCCAACATTGGAATTTCATCAAGTTGTTCCTGCTCTCCATTTATGTTACCAGTGACCTCGCCGATCGCTTCCATGAGAGTCTTGGAGTTTGACTCAGCGGGAATTGTATGTCGAAGTCTGGTTTGTTCATCATCAGTGAGATTACCATCATCGAGACGTTTCATTTGTTGATCTTGTAACTGACGAAGCCACTGCTGGTGTGCGTTCTGAGTCATTGGTAGTTATTCCTTATATCTTGTATCTCATCCACGAGATCTTTATGTGAGTCATTTTTAATTTCTATATTTTCGAAGCCTGGTGTCATTCTTATAATCTTTTCATTTATGGCAGCATCATTTTGAATGGCAACTAATGAATATGCATTTTCATAGTCTATAGTAAGTTCCTCATCTTTATTGATATCTGTATTGGAAAGTGCGTAGATATCCTCTCCCATAAACTGTAAATTCATATTTGGTTTAGAAGAATGATTCGTCAATCGACAGAAATCCGTGCGGTCAAATGATTTGTATTCATTTATATCGGTATGTTTAAGAAAAAGAAATACAATTTCATTCTCATTAATTTCTGTCGATGCAAATGAACCAGTTCCTTGGATGGATGATTCAGCAAAATAGTGCCTCGTATCCAACCTTCCGGTATTTTCTGTGATAAATCTTCTGAATGACTTCATAAAAATATGTATAATTCAACCGGACCAGCGTCTACCAGTATCTCCCTTATCCAGACCATCTCTTAGCCTTGCAGGTAACCCCGGTTTCATTCTACTCATGAGTTCGTTCCATCGCCCACCTGTTGCGTTGTTTGCTGTAAGATTGGAATCCGCGGCAAGGGAAGGAAATCCCCCTACTGTTTTCTTTACTTTCTTTTTGTTACATTTGGGACAAGGTTCTTTGGTAGGCTTTTCCATGTTGCTCATGGATAAATTCTCTTCAAAGTGGTAATCACACGCTTCACACATATAATCATATATCGGCATAACAATCTCCTCTACAGATATATATTCGGGAATAAAAATATGAAACCATTTAAAAATTTTCTGATCGAACAAAAAGACAAGCCAAAAGTAGAAACCACCGGGCATTTGGCTCATGCGGGTGATTTTCTCTATTACGGAGATCCTGATCACGCTATTCATCATCACGAGAAAATGTTTGACCGTTTACACAATAATACAGAGGATCCAGAGCATCCGATGTCGTTAAAAGTTGACGGTGGTATGAGTTTTCTCATGGGCAAGGACGAGGAAGGTAAGCCTTTCGTGTCTTACAAGTCTGCTAAACAACGATTCTATAGTGCGAAGGACATTCTTGCAACAGGAAAACCACACTATGAAAAACTTCTGATCCCTGCACTATACTCCACTATGAAGATGAAATCTATGCCTGCCGGTACTGCAATTCAAGCCGATCATCTTTATGATGAGAAGCCAGGAACAGACAACTTCACCTCAAATACTATTCCATATTCAACACCATCTAGTTCTGCTTCGTTTGGTTTTGCACCACACTCACAATATGATGTTCGTGGTAAAGATTTAATCAAGACATCCAATGAGCCAGATCACTCACATTTAAAGTCAGATCAAGTATTTGCACCGAAACTTACATTCGGGGGTAAAAAATTCAATCCTATGGACGATGAGACTGTTTCTGATATCCAAACTAAAATGGGAACTGCGAGAGCAATATTAAATGATCAAGGACTTCGAAACTTTGCATCAACTCTCCCCGACGATAAGAAATTTCATGCAGCATTACAGGGTTATTCCAATCACGTTGCGAGAACATCTGGAGTGAGATCTACGGATGATCTGACTAAACATGTGGGTACGCATGTTGCACGGAGAAAGGTTAGCGATAGACTGAAGCAGAAAGAATTAGAATCTCATATGCAAAAAATTGAAGACAATAGAGAACATTTTGATTCGCTTTTTTCCGCACATAATAACTTAACCGACGTAAAACATCATATGACGCGACACCTTCGAAACCATCATGATTCCTTTGATATTCGTCCTCATAAAGATGATGATCACGAAGGAATTGTTGCAACTTCAAATTCAACAGGGACAACTGCTAAATTTGTCCCAGAGGGACCAGATGGGTTTGCTGCAAAGAATGCTGCTAGATCAGCAGAACTTAGAAAGAAGAAGTAAACCATCTCTTCCACGATTTGAGAAGGGTCTCCGACATTCTGTTTCTATGAAGTTCTAGCCATCTAGGCCTCTTCGGTTTTACACTGAGAGGCATATTACACTCTTGGGGCTTTTTGTTACCTTTGCGGGTGTTGCATTTTGCACATGCAGTAGCCAGATTCGTCCACGAGGAATCTCCTCCTCGTGATCTGGGTGTGACATGATCTATTGTCAGGTTACACCCTCTTTTGGAGTGATATCCGCAGTACTGACATGTCCACTTGTCCCGAATGAATATATTTCTTCGAGTCGGGAGTGACTGCTGATGTGGAATGCAAACATATGTCAACAGCATAATTGCTTTCGGTAAGTTGAAAGAACCTTTTGTTGTTTTTATTTCATAAGAGTCATCATATGCAGTGGGTTTTATTGCTTTTCCGGATAGAAGTAAACATATTGCTTTTCTCCAGTCAACTACGTTGAGCACTTCTTCGGATGCGTTGAGCAAAAGAACCTGTCGTTGCATGTGATCTCCTAGAAAAAACCATGCGACAGTCGCATGGTTTGATTAAAACGAGTTTTGTGTTGTTGTGCGAAATCAAAATAAACCGTAAACCTTACATGTTCCTCCGGTTACGAGGGTAGATCCACTGACAAATATATCACCATCTCCTACCGCCGATATTGGAAGAATTTCTGCTTCCCCCGGATTGAGGATCGCCGAAGAAATAACAGCAGTGACCCCCGTGGACATGGATATAACACTAACTCCGGCTGTTTCTTGTTTGCATAAAAATGCCCTAAACTTTTTACTCGGTATTTCAAAAGTTCCACTGCTGGTAAATGAAGCCACCAGTTCCGCGTCTTTGTAATATTCTCTTCCACCTGCTGGTGTGGCCATATTTCACCTACCTCAATACAATGCATAATACGTTGAATTTGTATCTGTATTATGTTTAATTTGTTTAGGGACAAGAGGCACTATTTGATCGGCGGCCGCAGAAATAACTATTTCGGTTCCGCTCGGAAACTTATAAGTGACTGCATCAGTGTCTTTATGTAATATTCCCTTCACTCTTCCTTTGGGTAAATCCATAAAATCGTCGTCGAGCGCAATCGGCTGTGCGTCCGTGTAGTATTCTCTTCCACCTGCTGTTGTTATTGCCATGTCTCGTCCTCCCTATGGCTAAAATTAGTTGGTTTCTTCTTTAGGTTTCTGTGCTTTGATCTGATCTTTGACTTTCTTTTTCAAAGCAGATTGACTTGTGCCTATTCTACGAAGCATCTTTTGGTACTCTTCTCTGCTGATCTCTCTCATCTTTACTTCTTCATCAACTTTTCTTTTTTCTTTTTTTTCTCTTTTTTTGTCTTCTTCTGCTTTTCTCTTCGCACCAAACTTCAGAGTAGCTCCACCTTCTTCGCGTGACTTCTCACAGATAGCAGCAGCCTCTTTCTCGCTCATGGACTTACCCTCTTTACGAGCCTCTGCTTTCACTTTAGAGATGCAGTCATGAAAGGTATCATCTGCTTGACCTGGCTCTTCTTTTGGACTGAAGTGCTTTGGTCCTTTTTCTTCTCGTAATTTAATTTTGTTTAGAAATATTTTAAAGGGATCCATGAAAATTTCCTGTTCTAGTTTGTATATTTAACAATTGTTGATGTTTTTGGTTGTTTTACTTGCAATCCAGTGGTTGTCCTCACAATTTTGTGTGGATTATTAAAACTGGATCGAATTACAATCTTATTCTTTTCGGTCATTTAGTTACTTCCGGTTCTACTTCAAATCTACCTTGCAGTATGCGTGTTACTTCGTTTCCCTCGATTAGTTCTAAATCATAAAGATGTCTTCCGGTTGGAATATGTGACATTGATACTGCATCTACATCTATGAAAATTCCACCAGTGTTACTCCCAGATCCTCCGGTAAAACTTGCGTTTAAGAGTATTCCACCAGTTCCCCGAACACCATCTAGACTTGAACCCACCACTCCGGGGGTATAGAACCCAGTTGATCCTCCTCCTGTAACAGCAGGTGCTGTGAATCCTGATCCGGTCAAGAAAAGGAGAATGCCTGAGTTATTTGAATTCCTGCGAACCTGCATTTCGGCTCTGTGGGAAAACAAATCAATTGCGGTAGAACCAGCAGTTTGATACTCAACAAACAACTTGAAGGTTGAACCTTGATCTGCTATGATGTCATAGCGACCTGATATCATTATGGTGAAACTCTATCTACATGATACCATGTCACTTTAACTCCACCGGCGGATCCGGCTTGACCACGGGTGACTCCTGAAGTCTCAAACCCAGATATATTCATGTTTGCGGTGACTCCTCCACCACCACCAAAGCCCCAGCCAACTACGTCTGTGAAACTTTGTGATAATCCTTCTCTTGGTTCTCCCGTTCCTCGTGGGTTTCCGGTTGCTCCACCATTACCTGCTAAGGCGAGGTAGACTTTACCCCTGTCATCGAGGCCTCTGAAGTAAACGGGACTAGGAACACCACCTGCTCCACCTAAAGTGAATCCGCCGACATTAGAGGTGACACCACCTGCTCCACCTTCAGTTACTGTAACTTCTGTGAAGTATGTTGCAGCGGGGTTGGCACTCCATGCTCCGGTTCCGCCAGTTGCCGCTATGTCCTTAGGCATAGTGTTTCCTACCGAACCGGGAAATATTCTACCAACAATATCACCGTGAGGACTGTCAACTTCGATTGTTGTTCCGTGGGTAAAGTGCATTTCGTTTGGGAATCTAAATCTAATTTCTAGATCATCACTTCCACTAATATCAACTGCTCTGTTAAATTTGTAAACCAAGTGAGCATAAGCACCAGCACCTCCACCACCCGCGGCGGCCGTTGGCTGCTTATCTTGTGCAGTCCCCACTAAAACTTCACCACCAGATGCACCGTTAGATATAACTTCAACTCGAACCCTGTTATAGTCTTTGGTTCCGCGGCCTGGCTTGACCGGAGTAGGCACCGTGCCACCACTAAGTCCGGCAGCGTTACTGTAGTTAAAAACATATTCAACTTCTTGTGGGATATCATATGCATCTTCGTTATACATCATGAATTCCATCTCTTGAATTTGTTGTTCGCTTAACACAAAACCATTATTAGGGTTAACCCAACCATTTCGTGTTGAGTCCCAATAGTGGGCCTGACCCTCAATTATTTTCTGTGCTCCATTGTGATAGTGCATTGATTTTCTCCGGATAGTACCCAATATATATCATTTTCATATATAAGGGGAACCCGAGGGATATCAAACTATGAATAACGATCCATTTAAAGTTTTTTTACAAAAACAAAGAGATAATCAAGAAATAAATGAAATTGCCGCACTCGGTCGTTTGGCTGCTCCTGCTGCCAGACTTCTTGCGAAAGGTAAGCCCGCTCCAAGGGTAGTTGGTAAATCTGCTCTGCCCGGTGCTGGTAGATTGGGAGCCACCCGTTCCGCCATAGAGAGATCAATGAGATCGGACCGCCTCCCCAAGGGAGAAAAAACAGCAATGCTTGCTCGCGGGATTGATCCCGGAGGTAAGACAAAAGAAATGCCCGGTAGGGCGGGCCGCGTTGCTAAAGCAGCAGCATTAGCAAAGAGAAAGGACCGACCGATTCGTTCCGCAATTGGTTCCGTAGCTTCTGGATTGAAAAAAGGAGTGCAGGCCATCGATACTCCACGGAATCGAGAACTTGCAAATAAAGCGGTTAAAGGTGTTGCAGCATTCGCCAAGAAGGGTGGATTCTCATCTGGATTCAACCAACTATACAAGGATGACATTACAACTGGCTATAGACAAGCAGGTGGTGCTCTCGGCGGTGGACTGAATCGCCTCGTTGGAGTCGGTACAAAGGCCGGAGATCAAGCCGAGATAGACAGAAAACGTGGGGAATCTAGTAGATCTCCGAGAGATCCATTTGCAGGACTTACACCAACCGAGAAAAGAAACGCGATGAGGTATGGTGCCGCTTCGGGTGGCTAATTCATATATAACAAGTAACCCTTAAGGAAACTAACATGTCAGACAATAATCCACAAAAAACACTTTGCGAAGCAGCAATGGAAGTTAGACTCGGCAAGAATGTAGTATACAGTGACAAAGATGCAACTACTGAACCAGTAGAAGAGGTTGTCGAAGAGACAGCAGACGCATCCGAAGGTGTTGTCTACGAATATCTTTCGTCTTACTTCGGCGTTGATCTCAATGAGTCGATCGATGAGATCACAGAAGAGCAACTCGAAGAAGCAGTCGAATCACTTAACGTCCTCTGTGCAGCAGTCAATGAATACTTCGAAATTGAAGAGAACATGTACCTTGCTCCAAAGGGCAAAGGTAAAAAAGCCGCTAAGAAGATGTACTGAATAAGCAGAGCAGGTGTCACGGTGTTTTTGATAAACACCCCAGAGCCTTTTCTCTGCGCCCTCAACCAACCATGTGCCAATTGGCACATGGTTGTATTTTTATAAATAATGGGTACAACAGGAGACTCCCATGTCAGAATCATTACAAGAAGCGATAAACCAAGTCGCTGACACTAGTTCGAAGTATGAAATAATTTCTAGTGCTTTGAAAGAGATGCGAGTATCTAAAGATGCTCTTGGATCAATGGGCACACGACCTGAAACTGAGTCTCCTTCCGGAGAAATGGCGAGAGCATACGCATCTCAGGGTAAACGTGGAACCCCAGAAGAAAGATATGAAAAGGCAAAAAAGAAAGTAGAACGTACTTCAACCCAAAGAACAACTGGTAGATCTCCTAAAGTTAAGAGAGCGACGGATCAGATGAATGCATCAATAGCAAGATCGATGGACGATGCCCGAAAGCGTGGCTTCACTACCGATTCTACTGACTTCAGTGATCGAGTCTTGCAAGGTGCTTCCGATCTTCTCGAATATAATCCAATAACTCGTGCTGCAAGACTTGGCAAATCTATTGAAGGTAGAGCAACACAAGCGGCACAGGCAGAGACAGGAA